CCAGCCACTTGGTTAGCAGGCCAGAATTGGCGGTTAACAAATCCCATAACGGCATCTGTATATGAACAGCCCATGAACACGCCAATAGTACCAGCGGGAAATGGGTCTGCTGCGGAACCTACATCCGTCATTAACTGGATAGTGCCATTAGCAGCGATTACGACAACAGAGCCGTAAAAGATGTTAGTGCCAAAACCTGACGCTATAGGGAGTTTGCGAGTGGCCCCTGCATACGGGAGTCCACTCACCTCGTTTATAGGCCGTAGCCCATAAGGGGTAGCTGTAGTAGCCATTTAAATCTCCTAGAATTATCCTTTACCGAAAGTGACCTTGGAACTCCGCTCATTAAAGAGTGGCATTCTAGGGTCTGACTCTCGCATTAAGTTATTGTCCACAGAACGTATTTGAGCCTCATTAGTATCTTTATAATACTGGCTCCGCTCTTGAACAAGTTCTACTGGAGCCTTACACAGCATCAAACCGCCCATCACTACATTGTCTTTGAAGCGTTCATTCTCAATGCTTACAAGTTCAATTTCAGGGTGATCTGTAGCCTTTACAGGTGTCCAGCCTTCTCGTAACTTTGAAGAAACATTAGTTGGATCAGGCTGACCGTTAGTGGCAACGCGAACCCAGTGAAAAGTATACCCATCTTGCGGCGTAGGATTAGGCAGTACTTCAGCCCTTGTCCATGCTTTCTTACGGGTTTTTTTCGCTGTCGTGTCCAGTTCTCTATCTAATCTATTCTCAGCCATTAGTCTTGTTTCCTCATTAATACCGCAGCTTGTTTAGCGTAATCTTCTAGGGAAACGCCTAGTCGTTTCGCAAGAGCTACTTGTGTTTGCGATAGTGTCACCTTCTTAGGTGCCGTGCTCCGCGTAGCGGGTGCAACCACATTGCTCGATTTTTTCTTTCGTCCCGCCGGTTCATCCTCGATGTCTTCATCGAACTGCTCTGGAAACACCTGCCGCATGCGAGAATTAATCTTCTCGTAGTATTCATCCGATTGGGGATTAGTCCCCGCTTTCGTAAGTTTCGTATGTAACCCCAACGCAAATGCCGTCATTTCGTCATCGTCACCGAACCATGGGTTTGTTTCGCGCCACACTTCAGCTTTTTCATCGCGTTGCACTTGTTGGGGTGCCGCTTGGGGTGATTGAACCGCATTTCCTTCTGGTTGTAAAGTTCCAGTTGCTTGAGTAGCAGCACGGGGCTTCAAGCTTCCCACTTTATCCATTCGGATTTGTGCAGCGTTCAACGCTTGCTGCGCATCGACTATAGAATCTGTCTCTCCACTGTCGTAAGCGTCCTTGTATCGCTTCTTCGCAATAGCAATTTCGCCTTCAACTTGTTTCTTAGCTGATTCAATAAGCGTGTTATGACTTTGGTCTACTGTGCCTTTTAAGTTTTTGTTCTCATCAACCAATTGCTTGGTGTAGCGTTCCAGCTCTTCCCGCTCCCGCTCGGCTGTTTCCTTAGCCCTACGTTCGTCGTGGTAGCCTTTACTAAAATGCTGGATTCGCTTCTTTACTTTGTCTGAGTAGTTATCTAACTCATCGTTAGTAATATCTTCGGGGGGTTCGGATGGGGTACGCCCTCGGTCAGCCTTGGGTGTGTCATCCACCACCTCAATTTCTACTTCCCCCTTGGGTGCTTTCTTACCCACCTGTTCACGGCCAACAGCGCCTTCTACTTCTAGCTCAAACTCATCTTCATTACCTTCTACTTCCACCTCTACATCTCCAGCCTTCTTTTTATCGGGATCGGGAAACTCAAACTCTACTTGTTGCATAGGCATATCTATTACTCCTTAAGCACGAGTGATTGCACTCGGATCATTAACAACCGCTTCAATCGAATCGTCGTTCATTAGACGATACTCCTGAGCACCCACTTTAAACCGTGTACCCGTATTGGCTCGAAACATTACAAAGTCTCCGGCTTTACACCAAGGACCAGTAGGGAATCGTTCCTTATCTGAGTACGCTTGCTCCCCCATGTCTAGCACAACCCCTATCGTAGATAGGATGTACTCCTCATGGAGAGTTTTTGCTGCTTTCACAATACCACCTGAAAACGTCTCTTCTACGTTCGGAAGGGCTATCAACACTCTGTATCCAACAGGCTTAGGAATAAGTGCTTCCATCTCCTCTTGGGATACTTCCCGCGTTAGCTCCTCCGTTTCTATTTTCTCTTGGCGCTTCATCTCTAAAGCTGTCATTTCAGTCATCGTTGTCTTCCATATAGTTACGCGAGAGGTCATTTATTTCACGTAATGCGGTGTCCAGACCCCGAAGCACACCACACACTTCTTTATAGGCGGCATAGTCTTTCGCTGCACCGGACCTTATAAATTCTTCGCTAGACCGCTTGTGGTCTGTAAGTACATCGTTCAGCACGTCAAAGACGGTTTTAGCCATTAATTTCTCTCCCCTAAACGGTCTAGGCCAGCAAGCGCGTGTGCTAGGTTTAATGCTGCTTGAGAAGCCTTCATAGCTTCGTTAGGCTCCTCCACTGCTGCATCGTGGCTAAGGCAATACATCGCCCTTAGCATTTCTCTTTCTACCTCTGCCTGAGAATAATACTGTCCATCATTTATATTCTTGGGATCACGTCGTACATCTTTCATAGGGTTCTAACTCCTGTGGTTTTAAGGTTAATGTTATCTGTTCTCTTACTTAGCTTTCTTCCTCGCCGTAGCAGACAAGTCCTTTAGGTGAAATAACTTCACACTACCTTTAGTATGACTCTTCCCACTGTGCAAAGTGCCATCAGCCATCTTGTGTGAATTACCTTTAAATTCAGTTCCATCTCTTTTGTAATGCTTAACACCTTTCATATTATCTATCCTCTCGGTTATCGCGGTTGGCTTCCGCCATATCCCGTTCCGCTTCGGATTGTGTTCGTCGTTCTTCCCCCGCAGCCTTAGCCATATCTAATATTATCTTCGTCTCCGCTACATCATTCTTAGCTTCGGACTGTTGGTTCTGTGCGGCTATGCGGCTAGCTTCCAACACTGCCGTGGTCTGGGCTTTGTCTTTATCCAATGCGAGGCGCTCTTGGTCGAGTGCTCCATCCATAGCATCTTTAGCAGCCTTGCGCTGGAGTTCCCCTTGCTTGATCTGAAGCTCCGCTTGCTGCATCTGGATAAGTGGGTCTTGGGCTTGTTGCTCGGCTTGTTGTTGCGCTGCCTGTGCTTTCTTCTGCTCAGTAAGCTGTATAGCCGCTCTTGACTGTAGCCCTGCCAACCTAACCTCAAACTTTTCAGGCAGCTCTTCGTTGGGTGGGGGTAACGGTTGACCCAATTCTATTTCTATCTGCTGTCTATATAAGAAGGCTGTATGCTCTGCGATGTGAGCTTGCAGTGCTCCCATAATCTGGTTAGCCATGGGGTTCTGCCCAATAGTTGCAGCCACCTGCGGGTCTTCAATAAAGGCTCGGTGCGTAGCAATATGCGCCTCATGGTTCTGGTGTATAAACGCTTTGATAGGCGTTACGTTTAACGCATCCATATTCTCGCTCACCGGGTCTGTAGGCTTCATTTCTTCACCCCCCGCTGGTACCAACTTATCGGAATTCTCAATACCTAACACCTCAATCATCTGGCGATGTAGTTGTGGTAGGTCATATATCTGTGGAGCGGCCTGTGCCATCTGCATAACAGTCTGATACTGCACAACGCGCTGCGCCATCGTACTGCTATTAGGATCACTGACAGGGATTACTTCTACCGTGGCATAGTCGTCTTGACGGGCACGCGGGGTGCCACGATCAGGCTCATAGCCGTACTCAAGGGGTGCGTACTCAGCCATAATAGCCCGAAGCAGTTTAAATTCCTGCTTCATAGCGTAGTGAACACGGGATTGCACCGCAGCCATTGGCTTTAAAGTACGCTCAAGTAGAGCTAATGTTGTGCCGACAGGTGCATTTGCACTCATGTCGGAGATGTTCATGTCTGATATAGCGCCTAATCTACGGCCTTCCTCAGTGATCTTGTCCAATAGAGCCAATAGTGTCTGACTAGGCTCTTTATAGGGTAATGGTAGGATATTCTCGCGTATTGACCCACTAGGTACGTCAACATCACGGAATTCACCCGGTCCTATAGGTGTATCGCCCGTAGTTACCCGCATTCCGCGTGATTTTAGGCCACCCGGTAGGTTAGAAAGCGTGCCTGCGTCAACTAATTGGCGGATAAGGGACGTACCAGCGCGTGCATAGCCCCCAATAATGTGTATTAAACCAAGACCATAGAAGCCAAACCCCGGAACGTAGACATAATGGACAAAATGTTGACGCTTTAGCTGCAACGGATCGTCAGGATTCCAGTTTCTACGCACTGCCAGCACTGTCCCTGTGCCTTTTTCTATAGTAATCACGTACGGTTTGGCTATTTGTAGTACTTCTTCGTCTTCAAATTCGTTTACTTCTGCCCCATCTATAACCATATCTACATGAATTTCGTACACCGCGTATCGATCATCGGAAGTAATCGAAATGCCTGACTGTTCTGCTTTAGCTTCCTCAATGTCTGAGGTGAATGAAACAGGATCGCCCAGCTCTACCTCTCGATAAAATCCAGCAGCCTGTAGCTTAACCATTTCGTTCTTGGTCTTACGCATAATGTGCGTAACACGCTCGGCTTGCTCTAAGGTTGATGCGCCATACGGGACAATCATATCCTCGGCGGGTATGTAAACAGCAATTTGCCTATCTAGGCTTGGATCAAAGTAAACTTTTTTAAAGGCTGAACCGGCTAATCCTAGGCTGTAGAGCATACGCTCGTGCTCTGGCCTGTACTCCACCATCACGTCCGTAAGCTCGTAGTTCATATCCGTCTTAACACGAAGGGCTGCGTCTTCCTTCTCGCGTGTTATTTCACCTAGAATCTTAGTCTTAACAGGCCCAGCAGCGGGGAACGTCTCGCTCATAGCTTCCGCTTGAAAACGGATAGCTGCTTCCGCTAGTACTGTGCTGTATACACCACAGGCGTTTTCCCACGGCTCAGTTCTGTCTTCGTAACTAAACCCTAGAACTTCTAAACCTTTTACATATGTCTCAGCCCAATCACGTCGAGCTTGTATGTCGCTATCTACTAAACCTACTAACTCACCAGACAGCTCATTTAGTTGGCCGTCGTCCATATATTCTGCAAGGTTTGCATCAAACGGTGTGTTCGCCATATCCATGTCTACTGTGTCAGGAATAAGCGTTATCTCCACACTGCCGTCTTCCAGAGATACAATCTCTGGTTCTATCTCAATCTCTATAGCCTCCACCATATCAACACTTTCACCCAGTGGGGCTGCAAACAAACTCTTCTCAATAGCCATTAGTAGTACCCGCCTCTACGCTGCTTAAACTGTGGAACCTCATCTTCTTGATCGGAAGGTAGCCGTATAAATCCACCTTTGCGGAACCTCATCAGGGCCATAGAAGTAGAATCCACGTAGTCGTCGTGTTCCCCTGCGGGAAAACTGGCTACTTCTTCCATAACCTCTTCCGCCCAATGTTTGTTGGGCACCCACACCATACCAGAAGCAAACAAGTCAGACACAGAATTAAGCCGCGTTATCTTGTCGTTGCCCCGTGTGGGAGTGTACTCTTGCACGGGTATGCCTATTGCCCGCATCTCGTATATCAGTGGTGCTCCCGATGCCTTTTTCTCCACTATTAACGCGTCTGGTTGCCACTCGTCATACTGTTCTATTGCTACCCTCTTCAACTTCGGGAACTCCATCCGCTCCCTAAACGCGTTCAGCAGTATGATGTTTGCCTGTGGATCACCCACCTCGTTGTCGTGGTAGAACACACCCCATGTTGTGCATGCTGAGTAGTCAGCCCTGTTAGTCTTTTCAAACGCCGTGTCCCATGACATCAGGATATAATCACACGGTGGCGGCTCTTCCTCCTCCCAAATCTTCCACCACTCCCGCTTAACAATAGCCGAAGTTTCCGACGTGGGATTCTGCTGGTACTGCGCCATCCACTTGGCGTTGGGCAGCTCCAACTGCAACGCTTCCAACTGATCCTTGGGCCAGAACTCAGGCCACATGGGGTTACCAGACGGCATGATGGCAGGGAACTCAATAACTTCCCACTCATCTCCCCCGCGCTGCGCGGACGCTTTTATAACTTTAGCGGTCAGGTCACGCAAACTCCACCGCGTCATTACAATGACGATAGCCCCACCCGGCTGTAGTCTCTGCCGTGGCCCTGATGTGTACCACTCGTAAGTCTTGTCGTATATCTCTGGGCTTGTTTCTGCCAGAGCTGCCTCTTGTTCCGAGTGTGGGTCATCGATAATGAGCAAGTCCGCGCCCTTACCAGTAACCGCTCCGCCTACACCAATAGCGAAGTAGTCCCCGCCTTTGCTGGTGTTCCACCGCCCCGCTGCCTTTGAGTCACTCTGCAAATTCAACGTTGGGAATATCTCCCTGTAGGCATCTTGATCTACAAGGTTACGAACCTTACGACCAAACCCTACGGCAAGTTCTGCTGTATGCGAAGTTTGGATAACCTTCTTGTCTGGATACTGCCCCATAAACCAAGCAGGCAAAAGATAAGAAGCGAACTCAGACTTAGTATGACGAGGAGGCATATTAATAATGAGGCGCTTACAATCGCCACGAGCCACTCGCTCAAACGCCTCAGCCATCTTTGCATGGTGATTCCCACTAATAAATACCGGCCACATTTGTTTTACAAATTCAAGAAACTTAGTCTGGGCCTTCTTCTGTTTCTTTAGCTTATTTAAGTGCTCTAGTTCGGCTAGCAACTTTTCTTGTTCCACCTGCGAAAGCATGGGTAATATTGTCGGTATGTCCTTCAGCGATATGTTGTCGAACGGACTCTGTTCAGGCATCTTCTGCGTGCTCTAGTTCCTCATCTTCAAACAGGCCCATCGCCTCGTGCACGCTGTCCTCTAGTGAGGTTGTCTCTACTACCGTAGCGTTAAGGAGATTCTTCACTCTATCTTTAATTGCTTTCTCTAAATCTTCTGGGTTCTTGTAGTTAATTGTTAGCTCACTACGCTCGGTAAATATACCAATGTCGCTGTGTTTCCCTAGCAATTCCAATGCCTTAAGCTCATACCGTGGGTCACCACAGTTAGCAAGTTCCATTAGCTTATTTGTTATAGCCCCCCGTGCTTCCGATGCGTCCATAGCCAGTTGCTGGCCGTACATACGCA